TAATAGCATTACCAAGCTCGAAAGACGCAGATATAGCATCTCCAACTTTATTACTAGTTTTTCCATATGTTCCTACTATATCTTTTAAAAAGCTATCTTCTTTTCCAAATACTTTGTTTAAATCTTCATCGTTTCCAATATCAACTCCTGCCCATTTTAAAAGTTCAGGAACTCTTAATTCGTTTTTTACTGTAGCTAAACCACCTGCTAAGTTAACTATAGAAGAACTTACATTGTTAGTAACCATATCTAAGTTATCATAAGTTTTTAGAGTAAGATTTTTTATAGTTTCAAAATCATTAGATGGTATTGCGTTTTTACCTAACTCATCTATATCTTTGTTAAATAACTCTCTTTCTTTTTTAACATTATTAAATAAGTTTTGATAATCTTTATAATCTTTTTCTGTAAAATTTGGATCTTTTTCTTTAATTCTTTTTTCATATTTATTTAACTCAGATAAAGATTTATCTATATCTTGTCTTCTAGCTGTAATATCAGAAACTTTTCCAGCATATTCTTTTTCTAACTCACTTTCTTTAGTGCTTAGCTTATTGTATAATTTTTTTCTATTATTAAAATAATTTTCTTGCTGTTCTGTTCCAAAATTTTTATAACCCTGATCAATTAAAAAACCAAAATAGTCTTTTTCTTTTTTTTCTTTTTCTTGATCATCAAGTTCTTGATTATATAAATTTCTAGCGCCCTTAGCGTATTTATATATTATACCAGGAACTGAAAATTGACTTAAAGTTTCAACAGCAGAACCAAAACTTGAAGTTCTATCCACGCCATATTCAGTTTCAAAATCTTCTAATACTTCGCTAGCTAAACCTGTTTGCCATTCATCTTCTTGACTCGAAACGTATATGTCTATAGCTTTGTTTTTTATATTTTCAGTAGTAATATCTACTTGCTGATCTTCCGGCAATTGTTTGTTTTGTTCTTGTAATGACTGTTTAGCGGTATTAAAATAGGTTTGCCATGGATAAGTTGTTTCAGTTTTAGTTGTAAAGTAATCAAAAAAAGAAGTTTCTGGTTCAATAGCTTGTGCTTTCCAGGCTTCAACTTGTTCATCGCTAGCCTCTGCTTCAGCTATTTCAGTTAATTTATCTGCATAAATATCCATTTCATCAGGATCTGAATCAACAGGTTTTTCTTCAACCGTTTCTACTATTGTTTCTTCTTTTGCCTTAGGTTTATTAAACTCTTCTATAACTAGTTTAATATTTTCTTCAGGCTCACCTGCGTCTAGCATTTTTTGAACAATAACTTCTAATTCCTCGTCCATATTAAGGTTTTTTCATCATTTGTAAAAACTTTTTTTGTCCATCTCCAATAAAATATTTGTTTCTATCCTTACCTGTAATTTGACTAATTGTAGTTCCAGGTTTTATATATCCACTTTTTATTGCCTCATTTAAAGTTTGTTGTTGAGATTTATTAGCACCGCTGTATGTAGATTTATCTTGAGGTTGAGCTTTGTTTGAATATTTATTTATTAAACTTTTTGCATCTTTAGGTTTAGCTTTAGAACTAGGCTTGTTAGAAACTCTAGTTGGGTCTTGATATCCAGGTAGTCCTTGAACAAAGTTATCTATATAAGTAGTTGCAAAAATATCTTCATTAAAATTATTAGCGTCATTCATGCTGTCTGGTCCACCAAAATATATCCAGTTTGACATGTTATCTACACCTAAAGCTTTTCTAGTAATAATATTTTTACCATCTACAGTAGGTTCTCCTTCTACTCTAGCGTAGTCACCTTTTGCAGAAAAATAATCATTTACATTTTGGTGATTATAACTATAGCTTCCATCAGCGTTCTTTTTACCAAACTGTGTATTACCTTTTTCTATATCACTATCTATTTGTTTTTGTAAATTGGTATAATCTGGTTTTTCTACCTGTTGAAAATAACCATCTCCAGCTTCTGCTCTTTCACCTTGTTGAGTTAAATTAAAAGAAGTAAACTCTAATAAAGCATCATCTGACATAGTATTTAAAGTATTACCCAACTGCTCTTCGTCTACAACACTTATTCTCCAATTTCCATTATCTTCTAATCCTATTCTAATACCTGGATCATTCCTGTCTTGAGCTTCAAAAAACTTAATTAAATGTGGATTAAAACCCGGTACTAAAGCACCTTCTTCTCCTGGTAACTTATCACGTGCAGCTATATACTCTAGTCTTGCTTGTTCTAAATGTCCAACATCTCTTTGTAATTGCTTAACAGACATAAGTTGTTGTTGAGTTTTTAAATTTATTTGATCTAAAGAAGCTTCGGGATTATCTTGCATCCAGTCACTAAGTTCTTGACCTAAAGAATCTACAGCGTTACTTATTTCATCAAACAAAACATTTCTAGTTTCACCACTAAATCCTGAAGTAAATTTTGCTATATCATTACTAGCTGCATTAACACCTTTACTAAAATTAGCTTTAGCTTTAGTAGATCTATCTTTTAATAGTGCATCTGCTTCTTCAACGTCTCTTTTTTCTCTATTTTGTTGCGCTATTTTATCCTTAGCAAAGCCTTGAGCCATTCTCATTAAGCCTTGTCCAATTACTTGATTTCTAGTTCTAATAGGTCTTCCTTTACCGCCATATGGATTTTCGTATGTTGCCATTGTATTTTTTTAATTATGTAAAATCAGCTCCCTGTAAAGCACTTCCTCCAGCTCCTACACCAGCCATAAGAGCGTCTGTAGATTGTGCTTCTAATTGCTGCGCTGTATAATCAGCGCCTTCCATTTGGCTTTGTAATCTATTTAAAGAAACAATATCTCTATCCTCTTGTCTTCCGTATGCTGCTATTTCCTCAGCTATAGCTTTACCTTCTATATTTAGTTTATCAGCTTGTAACTTAGCTTCTCCTTGCGCTGCTAGTTTAGCATTTGCAGCCTCTTGTTGTTGAATGTTAGCTGAAACTTTAGATTTACTTGCTGCAGCCGCTTGTGCCAATGCAGTTGCACCTCCACTTCCCATACCGCTTTGCCTAACAGTATCTAGTGTATTTGCTAAAGCTTTGTCTGTTTCTTGAATTTGCATTTCAGCAGCTTTTGTTGCTACTGGTAAATTAGCATTAGGATTAGTAAGACTATTTTTCATTGCTCTTATTTCATCTGCTTTGTTTATAACAGGCTGTCTAGATGCTTCAAAATCTTTTATATCTTGTTCTAATTCATTTGCTTTTTCTAATTCTATTTTAGCTTTATTATTTGCTTTAGCAGACTGCCAAATACCTACGCCTAGACTAACCGCAGCCGTACCAACCATTACCCATGCCATATTTTATTGTTTTAATTGTTTAAATTTTTCATAATCTAAATAAGTAGGAGATATTATTTCTTTTTCTAATTTAGATAAATCTTCAGTGTTTGTTGGATTTGCATGAACAGTAACCCAAACTAATTTTGTCTTAGCATACAATGCTCTCTTGGTACCAGCTTTTGATATTATTGAAAGTGGTCCTTTTAATTCCTCCATGCCATCTTCAGTAATAACAGTAACTTCACCTTCTAATAAAAAGTTAGGGTGATCATGCTTATGTATTTTACCTACAATAAACATACCTGCTGGTATAGTTATTTTTCTAACATATATACCATCAGAAAAACTATGTTCTAAAGGACAATGCGTTTCTGACCCTTTATCATCAAATACTAAATGCTTGTCAGTATCTAAGCTTTGTAAATACTTTTGAAAAGTTAATATTTTATTTCTAATTTTTTTATTAGGTTTGTAAACACCAGTGTCTCTTGGTATTAATATTTCTTGTTTCATTTAATTTAATTTAATTTAATAAGATGATGGTGTAAAAGTTGAAGAAACTAAAAATAACTCTTTTTCACCACCAACTTGAGTTATGTTGTCTGTAGAAAGTTTAACAGTAGAAAAATAACCTTTTATACCACTAACGGATTGTCCAAATATTACTTCACCAGGTCTAGCTTGACTATTATTTTTTAAATTAGATAAATATTTATTTTCTTTTCTTTTAAAACCAGCATATTCAAAAGGTGGTGTTACAGCCAACAAACCCACGTTATTAGGATTTGCAACCTCGTATCGCCCACTCAAATAACTTAACACTGTGTCTATAGTATCTTGACTTTGATCAAAACCACCAACTGGAGTTGTGTAATAACTATAATCAAAACCTTCAAAATCAGATTTAAAATAATCTACCTTCCAACCACTTGAACCTTCATATCCTACAGTTAAGAAATTTTTAGATAAAGAAGGGTTTTGATTTATTATTAGCTCAATAGAAGAGCTATACATAATTCCATAGTAACTTGTTCTATTATTTTCAGTAGTATTATCATAATGTCTCCATAAAGAGTTTTGGTTAGTAGTGTAAACACTGTCCCTCATGCTATTTATAAATTGAGGTTTATAACTATGTCTACTAGTCCAACCGTTGCTAGATTCGTCAAAAGAAATAGTAGAAAAAGTATTATTACCATTGTTTGGTTGAATTGAAATAACATAATTATCAGCATGAATGTCCCAACCTCCAAATATTCTTCCTTTTTTTTGAGTTTCAAAACCAAAATTATATGAAGTTGTTGCTCCAAAAGCTGGTTGTGGACTCCAAAATCTAGGTTGTAAATTAAAAAAGAATTGAGTTTCATTAACTACAGACGCTACTGTTATAGTTCCGCTAGTGCCACCTGTAATTACATTTAAAACATCTCCAACTTTATAACCAGGAAACCCTTCAGGTGCATTTGGAACTGCTGTTAAAATACCACCTGTTCCGTCAACTGTTAAAGTAACATCTATGTTACTAACTGAAGATCCTCCAGTTGTTCCACTTGCACCAGCTGAATACCCTGAACCTTGTGTTGTAATAGAAAAAGTACTTATTATACCGGCTTGAGTAGGACTTTTTATATCTCTTAAGTATATATTACTACCAACTTGTACTCTATTTGAAGCTGCATTATTAGCAACAACCACTTGATTATCTAAATATATAGAAGAACCAATTGTAAAATTACAAGCAACATCACCAGAAACCGTAGGTTGAGTTAAGTTTCCATCAGCGTCTAGTGTTAAAGAAATATTTTGATTATATAAAAAACTTTGCCAATTAGTAGAAACTGTAGAAAAATAGTCTCTAAAATAATCTCTCATTCCGTATCTATTTATTTCCGTAATACCATCATTTGACAATCTACATACTAAACCTTGATTTTGATCACTAAAATATTTTCTATTACTAAAAACAGCAAAAGACTCAGGATGTTGGCTTATTCCATACTTTCCTGAATACGGATAAACTTGACCTAAAACTAAAGCTTTTGCAGATTCTTGAGCTCCTTGACTACCACTATATATTGTATTTTTATTTATAAGTATTTTACTAACTTTGCTTTCTTGAAATACTATAAGATTTGTGTCACTAGAATATAGTTTTTGTATTGAACCATTTGCTGGGTTTATTTGTTTAGTTATTTTTTCTCCTATTGAAAAAACATTAGTATTGTTTGTGCCAGTTTCGCTATTATATACTCCAGAAAATATAAGTGTAGAAAAATTATCATTTTGTTTATTATTTTCTTCAACTACATATGCTCTTACCCCAAAGTCTATAGAAGTATTGTTAAAACCGCCTTTTATTCTAGCTTCTTCTACATACCAGCTATACTGATTTGCTCTAAAAGTACCACTATCAAAAGGAAACGTTTTATAAGCTAAAGATCCAAGAGATGTACCATCATAAGGGCTTATGCTAGGATTCCAAGGTAATCCTGGCCATTTACTATAATAATTAGGGCTAGCATTTTCTTGAGTCTTCTTTAATAAAAAAGAGTTATAATATTTTATTGGTAATGAATAAGCCATACTTTATAATCACTTGTTGTTGTATTTAAGTTACATTTATATAAAAATCAGCAATAATTGAAACACCATTAGAAGGTGTATTAACACTCCAAATAGGAGCATCTCTCATTTCTACTTCTACGTTATAAGTACCAGTTGGTAATTGAGTGTGATACAATTTAATAAAAGCTTGATTTAAAGAATTAACACCTTGATCATTTAAAAAAAAGTAATTTCCAGGACTTTGAAATTTTATTGAAAAGTACATACGTTCTGACCACCTAGACGTATTAATACTACCATTTGTAGCTATTAAAGTATAAATACTACTAGTTGAAGTAGTAGTGGTGCTTAGCCCTAATTGAGTTCCACTTGTTGGTGCAACAAATTGAGGTGCGGTGTTTAAAACTTGTATATTAAATGACAGATTTGTTATTTTATTACTACTGTTAACTCTTAAATCAACTGTTAATAAATCGTGACTACCTCCTATACGAACAAATTCACCAGCTGTTACTAATTTAAAAATACCACTTCCTAAAGATGAAAGTGTAAGTTTACTAGTTAAGTCTACCCCATATCCATTTGTTACACTAACTAAAGTAGCTGTAGCACCTGTAAGAGTAGCGCCTCCTTGGGTGTTAACAAATCTAAAACTTTGAGTAGCATCACTTCCTATAGTTAAATTTTCATTTAAAATAGAAACAGGTCCAGGAGGAGTTCCACTTCCACTGTATACACTATCTTCCACGTATTGAGCTGAAGTATTATCAATAGTAGCTATAGCTGTATTTAACTCAGATATTGTTCCAGCTGTTGTAGTTTCCCAAAAAATATCTAATAAAGAATTTACTGGTTTTGTTTCATACACAGCTAAGGTTGGACTCATCCCAGCTGTTGCAGAAGCACCTATAGAAGTGTCGTTTACAGTGGTTTGAGCTGTTAAAGGTGAGGTAAAATAATTATAATAAGCTTGTGCTGCCACGGTTCCTGATGCCAGATCGTCAGGAGCTAAACCTAAATCAGTTAACTTAGCTATACATGTAACTATATCTGCTTTAGGATTTAAAGTATTAGGAAAAAAATATTGACTATTTAAACCTCCAACTGGTGTTGAAGGGACATTAACACCCTCATTATTAACTCTTAAAAAAACGTTTAAACTACTATTTGGAGGAGCTGTATTTAAAGATTCTCTATAAATAGCCCATTGATTACCATAATAATCAGATATTTCTTCGTCAGTATGAGGTTGAGAGGTTTGCCAAGCATAATCTTCAAAAGACATAGTAGGCATTGTCATATTATCTAATCCACCTAAAGCGCTATTGTTTTGAGATCTAAATATTTTTTGATCAGGCCCAACTTCTTTTAAATCTCTAGGAGCTTTATCTATATTATCACCATGAATTACAAAGTTTACTTGAGGAAAAGCAGAACTAGCCGCTGTTCCTGCGGCTCCATCAGGAAGAGTATCTCCATTTAGTATACCTGGAAAATATATATTATAATATTCTTGTTGTTTTTGTTTTACAACTATTCTATAAGCATAATAACCTAATTTATTTATGCTTGAAGCAATTCCTGGATAACCTGTAACAGCTGGTAGATCATTAGGTACTAATGATTCAAAATTAATAGTTAAGTTATTACCTGGCCAAGTATCTGCAGGAGAATTATTTACCAGCGGTGGAGAGCTACTAGATGCTCTATAAGGTACATATACACTACTTACTTGACTTAAAGGACTATCTTGATCAGAGAGTAAAACGTTAGATTGTCTTCCAAAATAATCTTGTAAAACTACACCAACTTGATACGTTCTATTTTGTTTTATATTATGGTTTTGATATTCAATCCTATCTGGACTATCTATGTCAGATCCTCCTTTAGTAGCATAACTGGCTGAGTAGTTTAATGATGGTGGTGAAGCAGGTCTATTTGTAAAATTTCCATAAATAATTCTATTAGCGGTAACTTCTTGAGTTGCTGCTCTTATAGGAACTAAGTCAGAAACTCTAGTTATATCACTACTTGGTAAAGTTTTATATGGTTGTTCTGAGTTATATATATATTCTAAGTCAATAGGCGTAATGGGAGTACCTTGATTAGTTTCAAAAAAAGATCTTTTAATTGTGTTTATAACATGTATATTTTGGTTACCTGCTTCTTTTGCTAATATATCCACTTCTGTTATATGAAAATCATTAAAAGCTGTTGACCAAGCGCTCGCAGTGCTTATTCCATCTAAACATGGTATTTGAATAAGTATTTGAGTAACTTTATTTCTCATAAAATCTACATCTGTTCCTTGATAAGTTTTAGTAATATCTTCAACTGGTGGCACAGCCCCATCGTTTTCTATAAAGTAACCATCTTGTTCTGGTATAAAAGCTGATTGAGTAAAAGGAGCCATTAAAGAATATTCACCATCATCAAATTTAAACCTATAACTAAATCTTAAAAATTTATCTTTTAAGTATTCTGAGTCACCCACCCAACCGGAATTATAATAAGGATTATCAGCCCCATCAGGTAGTTTAGGCGATACAGTATCTATTAAAGTTGAAACTGGAGTACTTGAAAATGTTTTATAAAATTTTATAGGTTTTATAGGAGCTGGTTTTGCTACTGAAATTTGTTCTTCTTTTGTGTAGTATGAAGAATTAGCTATAGCACTTTCAATATTTATTTTTCTAGGCTGATTTCTATTATCAGTCCAAAATAATAAATCTTCTAAAACGTTAACACCTGTTATTAAATGAGTTTTTGAAAAATTTAAAAAAGTTCCTGAAACTAATATTTGTTGTGTATTGTTAAAAGCATCAAACATACATATATAAGATTCACCACCTGTTTGAAATGAAGAAAGTCTATCATTTGACCCATCACTAAAATTTGTTATGAATAAAAATATCCTTTCACTTTTTTCGTTTACACATGTACCTATAACTTCAAGATTACATGTACTATTTAAGCCAAAGTCAGCAACTTTAATATTTCCTAATACATTTTCTAAAGCTCCAATATCTGATCCTTCAGAGGTACTTATACCAATGTTCAAACCGTCTCTATACTCACCATTTGGCACAAGTCTAGCGTCTAAATCTTTATTCATTTTAGACTTTATGAAAGTGTTTTTACTTTGTGGCATATATTAATGTTTAATCCATTTAGATTTATTCCTCATAACTTGAACAATCTCATTTGATTTTATATTTGACAACCTAATCTTAGCGTTTCTAAGAGCAGATCTTCTGTCTTTCTTATATCTTTGTACTACATACTCAGGAACATTAGCACGGCCTGCTAGAACAGCATGAGCAATATGCATATATATAGCTTCTTCGGCCATTTTAGGTATTCTCATATCATAATCAACTGACAAGCCATCTGATATGTACTGTAGTATAATTATTTGACCACTTAGATTACTACTAAAAGAAAATTTACCTTCTCTTTCATTTATAGTAAACCAACCGTTGTTTTGAGACGTTTCAGGTTTTAAACCATATCTTCTACCATATGAAACTTTATCCCATGACCAGTCATAAACCCCGGCGTTATACATTTGATTGCTTAAAGCTCCAGATATTTTATAATCTTCTGCAGATCTCCATCGTTCATTAGTTTTAGATTGAGCAGCTTGTAAGTTTTTACCTATACTATCTTGAGTAAAATTACCTTCAGCATCTTGTAATGGTACAGTGTAAGGATTACTAGTTAAGGTTGTAGGATATATAATATGTTTAACACCTAATTCATCTATCCAAGACATTTCTACGTAATTAACATAGTCTTGTGGTATTATTACAGAAAGACTAGATGGTATAGAAAGTTCTTGTGATTTAATACTTTTTAAAGTATCATAAGAAAATTCTTGTAAACCTCTTTTAGCATGAAACATTATATCAGTACGTTTAACACTTGGTATTAATTTGCCTTCACCCACATAAGCTACTAAAAAGTTGTTTATAACATCATTTAACTTAATATATTCGTAACTACCATAGTTACTCCACTTAGCATTATCTAATAATTCTATTATAACTATATCACCAGCTACAGTAGCATTATTCATTGTTACAACACCAGCAGCCATAGTGTATTTTGTGGTAGCCAAAACAACATTGTTAAGCTTTACTTTAAAATTAGCATTTGTTGTTGATGTAGTGTTTAATAAAACAGTGTCACCGCCCCAAACAGGCATAACTTCATTAGGCGAAGCTGTGCCAGTTGCAACCATTGCTTGTTGCCCAGCATAATATTGTTCGTTAGTCTCTGTTAGTAATGCCATTTTTTATTAAGTTTTTTCAATTATTTCAGCCTCTTGTACTAATTTAGCAGCACTTTGTATAATCTGTGGATCTCTTATTATAATGCCACTATATAATAATATTTGAAGAATAATGTTTACTTGTTCAGTTGGATGAAGTTCAAACTGAGTAGAACCTGCATCTGTGTATATAAAAGCACCAGTAGTAGTATTAACACTATAATTCCAAACTGGATCTGCAGGTTTTTTAATATATGATATAGTAATGTCAGCAGAAGTTGCTATTGTAGTAGGATAAACGTAGAATACAGGATGAAGAACTGGTGGTGGTCCAGCAGAAGATTGGTGCTCGCCTTCATCTATATAAACTGGGAAGCTTGTAGTTGGCTTTGTTAAAGGAGATTTATTTATTAAAAGAAAATCATTTCTTTGTACTTTTTGTACTTGTTTTTCATCTTTGTAAATAACAGTTCCTAGCCTATGTATATCACTAGGTCCATAAAAATATGGGGGATTTCCAGCTCCGTTATATGTAGTAGTTCCTGTAGTTTTAAATATATCTATTTTTTCATCTAGATTTTTAACACGATTAGCATATTCACTATCGTTTTCTGGCAAACGTAATTGCTGGTTTAGTTCTTCAAAATACTGCTCAAATATTTCAAGCTGTACTTGAGTACCTAATTTATTAAACTCATCTGGTGTTATATATCCTCTTTGTTCTTTGTTCAAGATATATAGCACTGTTTTATAAACTATATCTACATTTACCATTTTAATATTTTTAAAAAAAAAAGGTGGCGGAAAGCCACCCTTTTTATAATCACTTGTTATTTTAGTTTTTTCTCTATTGATTTATAAACCTCAATACCTTCATCTGTTTTAAACCAAGCAGCCATAGCTGAATATGGATTTTCATCAAACGGCACAGTCATTAGTTTACGACCATTAGTAGCCCACTTAATTGTTCTTTGATCAGAAGATAAAATTATTATACCAGCCTCTGCTGCGTTAATAGCAAAGTTTCTTAATACAACATTTTCATCTTTAGATAAGTTTATAAATAAAGCAGGATTTTGTTTAGCAAATAAAAGTAAATCTCTTTTTAGCTCTTTTGTACTTAAATTAGAAACGCTTGAACCTATTTCAACTCTTAATATAGCTTCAGCTTGTTCAATATCTATTTGTCTAGCTAAAGAAATAGCATCACTTTCTAACTCTAAATATTCTAATTGATCTACAGCTTCTACTTGACTATCTAATTCTTTAAAAATAATACCATTATGAGGATGTATTGCTAAAAACTCTTGCAATGTTCTTTTTGTTTTAGCAACATGTAAAACTCCGCTTTCAAAAACTATATGTTTTAATGTTACAGGTCCTTTTTGCTCATCAACAAAAATACTTTTTTGGTTAGTAGCATATCTTAATTCTCTTTCGTAACCAAAATCTTTATCAAACCAAGTTAATGGATACTTTCTAGTATGTTTGCTAGGTATTGTATACGTTAAAGGTTCTTTGTTATTAGTTAAGTAATAATGTCTATCTTTATATTCCCAAGTATCTTTTTTAGCCTCAGGCTTTTTCTTTTCTTTTGTTTCCATAATATAATATAATATAATAATTAAAAAAGACCCCGCCGGAGCGGGATCTTATTGTTTTATGCATTAAGCAATAGCAACAGCTGGATAAATAGCCGCAGGCGTTGCCTCGTCATTATAAAGCTGTGGTGCAGGTACAAGTGTACAAACTGAACCATTTGCATTAACTAATACTGGCTCCCAAGCAGCTAATATATCAGCTTCACTTGGAGGATTTCCAGCACCACCACTATAAGTAATACTTACAGTATCTTTAGCAGCGTCAATAGCCTCTACAGTTAATTCAACTACAGCAGCAGAAGCCATTTTAGCAGCTACTACATTAGTACCGTTGATATATTCTATACCACCTTTTACAGTACCACTTGCTCCGTTGTTTTTTTGAATTTTTATTAATCCCATAATTTCTATATTTTAAAATGTTAATAAATTAAACTGCTTTGAATAACACAAAGTTATTAGCCGCTTGAGTAACTAAACATCTTTCAGTTAAGAAATGTACAGACATTGCATCAACTCCAGAAGTATAAGCTCCACCTACTGAACCAGTGATCCAGTTTTTGTATCTTCTATCTTCTGATTCAGAAGCTCTATATCTTACATGTAAGAAAGGACGTCTGATGTTAGAACCTAACATTTGATCATATACTGTTGAGGTACCAGCTGGTATCATTACACCGTCAATAGCTTTAGATAAACCTCTTGTAGAAGCATCATTTAAGTATTTCCAGTCAGTTTTATAAAAGTCATAAGAACCTCTTCTAAAACCAGAGAAACCAAAGTTAAGTGCCATTTCTTCTTCATTATCAAATAGACCGTAAGAAGCTGAAGCAGTAGAAGCATAACCTCCACCAGCCATAGCTGCAATCATATCATCAAAATCTAAAGCAGTTTGTCTTTGTAAGAAAAGCATGTTTTCTTCAATAGCACCTTGCTTATCTAGGTTTTTAAGTATTTCATCAAAATCACCCATTGCACCAGCTCCAGGAGCGGCAGCACCAGCAAAACCTTGATATACATTACCTCTATCTTCGATAGCAGCAAATAAACCTTCTGTACCTTTTAGACTAACAGTTGGTTGTCCTGGCATAGCAACCACGTGACCAACTTTTTCGCCTTCAACTAGCATCATTTCCATATAGTCTTCAAATCTTAGTCTAGTTTCAGACTCAGCTTTTAAATACCATAAAAATCCAGATGTACCGTCTTCAGTAGCAACTTCAACCCACCCAATTTGAGCAGCGTCAGAACCGTTAACTTCGTACTTATCTCTAATTATTACAGGAGAATTATTGAACTCTTTAAAACTTGGCTCAATTGAATCCATACCAGCGTCCGTAGACCCTTTACCAAATTCAGAACCATAAACAAATAAGTTAACGTCGTTAGCTGTAGTTAAAGCTTGTAAATTCGCTGGAAAAGCAGCACCTGCATAAGGCACTACAACTATTTCAGCTACAGTAGCTCCAACACCTGGTTGTGTTACTGTTGATACAATAGCTTTAGAAGTAATTAAACCTGTTGCATTATCTGCAATTAAAACAGTTTGATTTTCTTTTATAGCTACAGTATTGTTACCTCTACCATTAGTTGCTGGATTAGCGTTAGCTAATTCAATTTGAATAGTATTAGTAGGAGCAGCTGCTTTAACATTACACTCGTTATAAGATACATGTAATCTATTTTGTTCAGACCATAATACTTGATCAGAAGTCATAGGCATTTCAGCTCCTACCATTCTCAAGAAACCAGACAAAGTCCTGTTTCCGTATCTTTCTACCTCTTGCTCATAAAGCTCAGGTAGATATTGTTGTGCCCAGTCAGAAGAACCATCAGCAAAATTTAAGTAATTGTTACTTGACGCTTGTTTCTTTTGAGCTGGTATTAAACTTGCAGGAAAACTCCCGCCTGTTACAAATCCACTCATTTTTTAATTTTTAGTTTAAGTTGTTTTTCTTCTTTTTATTTTTAACTTAGAACTATCTACTCCGTTTATTGCTTTTACTTTTAACCCATTTATAAATATATCTCCTGAAGGTGTTTGACGACTTTCTGAATTTATATTTTTAGATTTAGCAGTTATATCTTTAATAGCATCGGCTTTGCCTTGCTCATAAAAATGGTTTGCTATAGAATCAGCATTTTCAGCAGTATATAAAGCTTTATGATAACCGTTTAAATCACTAACATTTCCGTCTTTGTTTGAGAACTTCTTAACAAAATTACTTAACGCAGATTGATTTTCCACAACGTCATTCACATTGTTCACTGAATACCTAAATTTTTTTTCACCTATATTAAAATCAAAACCTTTGAAATCTTTAGTAAAATAATCTTTAGTATTATTTTTGAACTGATCATGGCGTGCTTTAGCATTGCTTTGTTCTTTGTTGTATCTATTGAAAAACTCTGTAGCTTTTTTTTGTTCTTGAGTAACACCGGGCCTCAACTTGATTTCCTCGTAATACTTACTCTTGGTTTCCTCCAAAAAGCTTTTAGCTTTTGCAATTTCTTCTTTCTTCGCGAGTTTCTTTTTTCTTATATCGCGTTCCTCATCTATATCTTCGTCGTAATTAAATTTATCTTCCATTAAAAATTTAACTTCTTCAGGCTCTAGATGCGGTCTAGTATTTTTATAATATTCATTTAATAGCGCTTCTTCGCTAAGGCTAGAATAATCAGCGTTTAACCTAACATAGTCTTCAACTGTTCCACCGGTTTCTTTCATAAAGTCAACTAGCTTTTCTATATTTTCAGGTAATTCTAATTGAGGATTTTCTTTTGTTTCTTCTTTTATGTCCTCTATTATTTCTTGTTCTTGCTTAACTTCTTCTTCGGTTATTTCAGTAATTGTAGCTACTGGTTCTTCTGTTTTTTCTTCAACAGGTTTTTCCACTTCTTGTACAACAGTTTTATCTTCTTTTACTTCTTCAACTTTGTTTTCAACTTTGTCTTCAACTTTGTCTTCAATAGGTTTTTCATTTTTAGATAAATCTACTTTTGTAGTCTCTGATTTAGGAACTAATTTTTTAGGTTTTTTCTTTATTTTAAAATCACCTTGTTCTAATTCACCTGTAGGTGTTTCTTTTATTTCTTCTGACATAATATAATATAATAGTTAATAATTGTTATTGCGGTGTTATTACACCATCTACATCACCGCCTATGTTAGGTGTTGTATTACTTTCAAAATCTGTAGGTAATAAATCATTTTGTCTTTGATCTATCATTTTGCTTTGTTGACTACCTACAATACGTACTCTTTCGTCTTTACGATTTTCAATTTCTTTTTCTTTTTGCTGTCTAGCTTCCATATCCAATTTTTTAAGTTGCATATCAAAATCAAACTGTTGTTGAGCTAGTTGTTGTTTTATTTGAAGTTCAGCTTGCATTCTCTCCATTTGAAACTGAGATTTAGCTTGTTCAAACTGTACGTTTGTTTCTGCTAGCGCTTGATTTTTTTGTACCTCTGCCATAGCTGCTTTTTCAGCAGACTCAGCATTAGCCTGCGCTTGAGCTTGAATCATTTGCTGTTGAGCTTCTTTAGCTTCTTTGGCTTTTAATTTTCTTCTTTTCTTTAAAAGCTCATTAGCTAGTTTTAAGTTATTTATATTTCTAACGTCTATAGCATCTTCTAAATCAATAGTTCCTTTTTGTAAAGCAACTTGTATGTTTTGTTCCAACATTTGCTTTTCTTCTTCATCAGGTTCTAAATCTATAAATATACCGAAGTCATGTATATTTAAACTAGAAAGCTCATCTAATGTATTAATATTATAATTAGATATACTATTTTGCAAAGACATTCTAGTTAAAGGAAATAACAAAGCATCTGCTGCTCTTAATGAAATGTTTTCACAAGCTTTTAAAGTTAAATATAAACTAGACTGTAATATGTGTCTAGTTGCAGTGTTAGAATTTGCAGCGGCTAATTTTTGTAATCCAACTAAAGAATCTTTGTCAGGAGTACTGGCATCTCTAGCTTCGTTTAAACCGGTTACATCTCTTATCATTTGTAAATAATACTGATAAGTTTGTATTAAAGCTTGCATTTTAGCTCCGCCGGCTGATGATTGAAGTTCTTGAATAGGAACTTTTCCTAAGTTTTGATCACCATCTTGAGTCATTGAACGGCCAACAATAGAACCAGTTTGAAAGTACATGTTTAAAGCCTCAGCTGGATTATAGTTTGTACCATTACCAAGATCAACCTCTGCTAAACCATCCATATCTAAGTAAACACCATCTGGTACCATACGTGATATTACTTGCTGAAGTTTTAACGATGTTAATTGTATCATATCAGCAAAACCTGTTATACGAGATACAAGTGATTCTATACGACCTTTGTACATTCTAGGAGCTACAATGCTATAACTCATATTTACATTAACACTATCCGCATATGGTCTTGTCATATTTTCTGACATTTTCCACTTAAGCATATCTTCAAAACCTAATATTTTAGCTCCTGAATATAACACTTCAATAGATCTAAATGCTTTAGAAAACATATCTGTATCCTCTGCTCTTAAAAAAGTATCTTCTTTTTCAATAGCTTTTTCTAAACCAACATTAGTATTTTTTATTTTAAAAACTTGATTAGTATAAGTTTTCCACTCAAAATATAAAACTTGTATAGTTTGATTATCTACTCTACCGTTCCAGCCTCTAGCATATTCTTGACTACCTTGATACTTTTGTATTTTCTTTACTTGATCAGGAGATAAATCTGGAAACTCTTTTTTTAGCTCTGGTAAACTAATACTCTTTACTTCACCAACGTAGTATATATCTTCAAAGTTAGGATCTTCTGTATATGAATAAACTATATTAGCTGGATCAACATAGTCTAATACTATACCCTCTGATTTATTAAAGCTTGTTTTTACAGCTCCAATACCTAACACTGTTAAATCATAATTTAATCTCTTCCTAATTAAATGATATTTATTTTTATCTAATACTTGATTTATTAATTCTTCTTCAGCTAACTCAACTGATTGTTTGTAGTTTAACTGCATGTGAGCAGGTAGTTCATCTAGGGTTTGAGGCGAGTCTTTACTATTGTCACTTTTAGATAAATCAATACCAAAAGCTTCTTTTACTGCTAAATTATATTTTTGTCTTTGTATATCATCAATAATATTTTGAGCATATCTAGTCCTTTTACGCATTGACTCTGGATCTTGAGCAAATGTTTTAACTTCATAACTTCTTTGAGATATTCCGTTAACTACAATATCTACAAACTTAGGTATAATAGGAACAGGTTTCCAGTCTAAGTTTAAATAAGATAAATCACCATTAATAGACATTTCATCTTTATACTTTTGTATAGATTGCTCACCTCTAGCATATAGTCTTCTATTGTGAAAATTATTATAATTATTTAAAAAACGATAACCACTACCCTGATAGTTTCTAAACCATTCACCTTCTATAGCTCTTCCTACGGCAAGACCGTATTCTAAAGTGGCTTTCTCTGCATCAGATACTACCTGATCCGGAAAAGTACTATTCATATTAGTGTAAATCTGCATTTATTTTATTATTTTTGATGTTGATCCTTGATTGTCATATTTTTTTATACCTAATTTAACTGGTGTTTTTATAATATGTGGTGCAGGTCTATATTTATTTTTATTACAAGCCATTATAGCAAGTCCTGAACTTATAGTAGCATCAAACTTTGTTCTTTGATTAATATTAAATTTTCCCCAATCTTCTAGTGTTTTTTGAAAATACATATTACCATATCCGTTTTGTAGTAATCCTACAAAGTCTTCTATGTAAGACTCTATAGCAGCCGCGTGAGCTTGCTTTATATCTTCACTTGAGTTAGGTATACCACCTATTTCTTTTTCAGCTACAGATAGTTTATGTTTTAATTTATCTGGACGATTTATAGAAAAACCTCTATAACCTCTACGCTTTAAATAATATAGTAATCTAGGTTTATTGTTTTCAGCTAGTATTGGCATACCATAAAACACTAAAGCCATAAGGACGTCTTCAAAAAATATTTCAGCAGTTTGAGGTCTAGCTATGTATTCTAAAAAAAAATGATTAGGAGGTACATCCTCCATTGAAAACTTTGTTAATCCGTGTAATGATCCGTTAGAACCCTTGCCATCAACAGTACCACTAATGTCGTAACTATCACATCCAAATGCTCCAATATGTTCGTTTCCTGGATACTTAATACCATTTTTTATTATTACATTATTTTGTAAATCATTATTTGGTACCCAACTAATTTTAAATCTACCGTTTTTATTTGGATAAAAAATAACTTTAGTATCTTTGATACCTCTGTCCCATTGAAAGCTACCTTGAGTAATATTAGCTAAATTATTTAACTCTTCGTTATAATCTATTTGTTCATATATTTTAACTAAATTAAATAATGAATCTTTTGACTCATCTCTAAAAGCATGTTGCTCAGTACGAGGAAACTGACGGTAATATTCATTTAAACTATCTTGATCTTGCTTTAAGCCATCGACTTCATTTTCCCAGTGCTCAATAACTCCGATTGTAATTGGGATATTGTCAACTCCGATTGTTTTATTTTTTGGCGTAACGAATACAGGTGATCCAAAAGTATCCATGAATCCTTCGTAGTTCCATTCCATAGGGATGAAAAGAGAATAGAGGCCAGAAGATGTTTGTCCGTTTCTATTTCTTTTTGTAACGTCTGAATTGTAGTATAATCTTTTGAAGTTTTCTCCACCTTTGTCTAATGCGTTTGACGTTGAGCCCATCATACATTTACCTACGATTCTACGTCCTAGTCTTAATGTAGTTTTTGTAACTCTCCAGTTATTTAATATGTTATCAGGTCTTTCCCATTTACCACTTTCATCATGAGCTAGTATTTTTAACTTTTCACCATCGTAAGAGTTGTCACCTGTGTTTTTCCAGTCAATAGTTGTATCTAAACCTTGTAATTCTTTTAACTTAACGTTGTCATCTAATTTACGTCTAGTAAGCTTTGAAGCTGGGACTCTATAAGCGAGCTCGGTTTTAGGGCGATCCATACCGTCTTGGATTGGTTTAAAGAAAAACGGATAGTTAACGGATATTGGTACAACTTTATCTGTGAACATTTTTTTAGCGTCCGCTCCAGATTTTGATAAGATACCAAATCTGGCATCTGAAGAAATTGTAGCTTGGTTGACAAGTTCAGCTGACGACATAAAAGAAAATCCTGATCGTCTGTTTTTAAGATAACACATTCCATAGCATCGATCATCTGCTTTGCATGCTTCCCAGAATATAAAGAAAAGTCTGTTTGCTTCTCTGTAATCGGCCGCACCAACGTCAATTTTTGACCATTGCAAGTACATGTAATGAGTACCAGTAATATATACAGGACTGCCACAATTGTAGAAACTAAAACCTTCTTCTCTACGCTTAAATTCTTCATCGATATATTCATACCATTTTTCCTTAAAATCAGATGGGTACTCATCCCAATCAAACCTTGTTTTTATTCTTTGTAATTCTTTTGGGTATTCAAATTTTTCCCAGTACTGTTCCGTTTTCTTTTCACTTCGTTTATACGGTTCATTG